TCCTGCCACTTCCTTATCAAATTCAATTAATGCTGTCGCGCTATAAACATCGGTTGATATTAATGCGCTTAAAAAATAACGGCGGCAGGTGCGGCCATATTGACGAATAAGCTCTTTTACCAAACCTTGATTGGCGGTGAACTCGTCTTCAATCATCGCGATTTCAACCATGTCCCAATCAAATCCAGCAACACGTTCGTTTATCTCGATATAGCCAAAACCAAGGCGTTTAAATATTCGCTCCATACCAATACCGAAACCTGCATCTTCACTGTTGGCCACCGCGTGTTTGATGCGTAGCCGGTAGAGCTCAACCGATTCACCATCAAGGCGGTTAATGCTGCGTTCCCACGCCAGCAAATCTAAAATAGCTAAAGCACTTTGGCTTTCGTCTTGCTGGTCAAGCCACCACAATAAATAGCTTTCGACCTGTTCCCAGTATTGCTGGGCGGCTGCAGCCAACGCGGTAACATTTTGGCCTTGTAACCAAGTAGGTAATTCAATGGGTTTAATATCAGACGTTTTTAGTTCAGACATGATTCACCAAATTTATTTGATTAATCACCGGCAACCAAACCCCAGCGTTAATATCACCGTTGCTAAATTGCAGTGTTTTAAGTTCAGGAAACTGACCATGTAACTCAGTGGCCAACAAACTAAAACTAAAGGTGCTGTTTGGTTGGCAAGTTGTCGCTGTGTAGGCGCTATTTTCTCTAAACGCGGCACCTATAAACTTGGTAACATCACTGCTGATATCTGCTGTATTTGGCTTTTGCCACATTTCAAGACCAATGATTTGTGCTTGGGTTGGCATGGCAAAGATAAGTAAATCATCACCGTGACCGTGGTAACCACTGGCGATATGATTATTAATTTCGTCAATGACTGATTGGCTGATTTGCCCGACTTCAAGAAAAACATAAGCGTTGGCACTACCTGCGCCCCGTGGCGCGGTATGCTCAAAAACAACATTGTCTGATTGAACACCTGGGAACTCTGAAATGATGCCGCGATAAACCGCATCGACATGATAGTTGCCCAATGTCGCGAACTTATCACGAATGCGTAAGCGGTAATTATCATCGCTTTCAATGTTTTGCCCTGCACTCACTAACCAATCTGTTGCATTAGATACGCTTACACCCTCGATAGGATTTAGTAATTTGTTGTAGTAGCCGCCACCCAAGTTAAATGCTGAGCCAGTTTCAAATGCTTCACACAATGCGGTTACTTGGCTTTCACCAACATTAAAGGTTGCCGCAAATAATGTGGTTAATTGATAAACAATGCCGTTAACTGGTGCGCTTTGAATGACGGTAGCCGCTGGGATCTCTAATTCACTGGTGCTATCAATGCGAGTAAATAGCACGTTACCTTGAGCTTTTACCGCTGGTAATCGCTCAGTGTTTCGCCCTTGCCCTTTAAGGTCTAAAGCATTTTCTTTAGCTAACAAGACAAAGGTATTTGGCATTACTTCGGTGGTTAATGCCTCAATGAGTTGCATTGCGGGTTTACCAACTAATGCCGTTTGCAAACGCCAAAATGGGCTAAACGGGCTTTGGTTGTTAATTTCAAAGCCTTGCTCTTTTAGGATATCTTGCCATTGTTGTTCCAATTCCAATTCGGTTGTTGGGATCCCTGCATCTTTTAGTGCTTGTTTAAATACTTGCTCATACTGCATTGTTAGCCCCTAGCTTGCCGTACTCTTTGGTTGCGGCCTCAATAGCGATAGTTTTTTGCTGTGTTAGAAATACGTTAATTGAACCTGGTACTAAGCGGTTGTCTTGTTCAACAATTAATTCAATTTCGGTTAGGATCATTGCAATGCTGTTTTTGTTGCGTAATTTAACCAGGCGAACTAACAGGCCACTCTCTAATAATCGATGTTTAATATCTTGGGCAATGACATCGGCAACATTTAGCTTTGCTGGCGCTAACAGTTCATCAAGGTTTAAATCACCATCAATAATATTTAAATCAATATGAATTTTTGACATTAACCGGCAAGCTCCATTAACTGTTCGAAATCGTCGCTAATGTTGTCGCTTTTCATCGTTATGTTGTCGATGTAAACGCGTTTACTGTTATCCATTGTTGCGCTTGAATTGCTGTTACTGCTCTGCGCGAAATAGTTTGTTTTGCTAACTCGTTGCGTATTGACAGTGGCGAGTGCTTGATTATTTTGTTTGTATTGCTCAACCTTTTCGCTGTGCTGGGCAATGTTAAGCACTGACGAATTAACCGGCTGATGCCTCATACCTGGTGCCTGTCTCGCAGAATATGCACTGAACTGCACGACATTAGCTGGCGCACCCGTTCTTAATTGAGCTGCTTGGGTTAATTGAGGCGCTTGCCTTAATTGGGTTTGGGTTGATTGAGATTGTCGAAGTGCTACATCAGCATTAATAGCTTCAAGTCTTGATGGTTGTTTAACTGATGTTTTGAGTTCAACTTCCTTGTCGCCCATCAAACCAAGCGCATCCATAACCCAACCAACGCCATCTATCAATTTATTAAAGCCCTCTAACACCCAATCAAACACCGACATTAGGGCTTGACCCCAACTGGTGTCTTTAAAGGCTGCGACGATTTCATCCCAGTAATAAATTAATGCGACAACACCCGCGACCAACCCAACAACAGCGGCTATCAATACCCCGATTGGGTTAGCCATTAACGCAGCATTAAATAACCACGTTGCGCCTTCAGCGGCTAACATTGCCCCCTTATAAATGACCATCATCGCAAGATAAGCACCCGTTGAAGCAATCAAGGCCAAGAAACCAACAACACGTAACGCGAATAATGACGCTTGCCAAAGTTTAGTAAGTACGGTCATAGCACTGGTTGCCGCGCCAACACTAATTAATGCCAAACGATACAGCCCCATAGTCATGTTCATGATACCAAACAGGGTGATTAGTCCAACAATACCGACAACTAGCGTTGCGATAACGGATGATAAGAAAGGAAATTGGTCAGTTAAGCTAACTACTCCGGCAAAAGCGACTGCTAGCATTTCAACAAATGGCTCAACAACAGGTAAAAGCCGCTGCCCCATCGCCGTTGCTGCGGCGTTAAATGTGCCGCTTAGTCGGTCCCAAGGGCTGGCAATAATATTCGCCATTTCGATAGCTTTAGATGCATCAGACACATTGTTTAATTCATCGGTCCCTGATCTTAATTTATCGACTTTGGTGCTAAGAATATCGACTACTGATGCCGCCGTTTTAGAACCAAATGCTTTGTTTAAAATGTCGCCTTTGGCAATGCTGCCAATTCCCACCAATCGGCCATTGATTCGAGATAGCATTTCATCCATGCCTAACATGTCACCGTTTTTATCGGTCAGGGATATTTTTAGCTCTTTTTCAGCTTTACCGATGCCATCAATGAAACTGGCGTATTGAGTACCAGCGACCGAACCTGATTTTAAAACAAGCTGTAATTCACCCAACACCGCCATTTGCTCGGCTGAGTTAGCACCGCGGTTAGTTGCTTTAGAACCCAAGGCACTAAAGGCCGATTGCATTTCAGCACCCGTGGTTTTATACATTTGAACGGCTCTGGCTGTTTGGCCAGCAATTTGATTAACCCAATCAGACTTGCCCATCTTGTTAGCGGTTTTTTCAAAGATGCCATACATGGTACCCATGTAGCTGGTAATAGTGCCAGCATCGGCTTTGGTTGCTACTGCTAAGATATTTGAAGCCTTAGTAAATGATGACAGTTCATCACCCGTTAGCCCTGAGATAGCCGATTGAATATCATAAGCACTGCGCACAAAGTCTGCGGAATTACCGCCCCATTGGGCGCTAAATTCAAAGGAGGTTTTGGTGAGTTGATTTAGGTCTGCTTCAAGCACACCCAATGATTGCACTTCGCCCAATGCCGCGACATGATCAATAGCAGGTGCCAACGCACGGCTTAAAGCCATACCACCACCTACCGTAGTCATAAAACCACGCATCATTTGGTCTTGTGATGCGGTGGCTTTTTCACTTAGTTGTTGCATCTTGCCCATGATTTTATTCACTGGGCCCGTCGCTTTATCGACTACGCCAATGGTATACATCAATTTATCAAGTTTACTAAGTGACATCGCTTACTCTATTAATCGTTATTTAACACGTTACAAATGCCGTTATTGACGGCGATTTGTTGTTGCTCGCGGCTGTCATTTTCAATAAACAATGCCTGAGCTAGCGTTTCATCGGTTACCGACAAACTCGGTAACCATTTCGCGTGATAGGCGAACAATTGATCTACTCGGCTTTTGCCGATGTCTTTTGCTCGCTGTTCGATTTTTTTACCGTGATATTAAACTCAGGCTGATACTCTTCAACAATGGCACCAACAACAAACAAGGCAGCGGCGGGTTGCAGTAGCAGCTCTTTCAACGCTTTCTTATCGCCATCATCCACAACGCTCATTAAAAAATTAGTGGCTGGCTGAATTTTGTTAACCATGGTGGTTGAGTTTTGATATTTGTTGTAAGCCGTTACGTTGACATTAAATGTCAGTTCAACGCCATTTACATCTAGGACAATCTTTTGGTTAAAAGCCATTATGTTTTCTCTCCGCTTAATAATTGTTCTTGCGTTAGCAAGGTGTAGGTAAATGTATTACCCCATTGCTGCGCCGACTCTCGACACAGGTTCATAAATTCATCAAAGTTGGCAGGGTTTGCAAACACCTGGCAACCCGCACTCCAACGGTCCACTTGTTTTGATTGATGATTAGCACTGGCTCGATGACAGTTAATGCCAAAATAGCCAGTTTGAGTAAGGGCCATGTCTAATTCATCGTCCAAATCGTTATCGCGGTGAACGGTCACCGGCATGTTTTGCACTAAGGCAGGATACTTACCCTGGTGATAACCAAAGGTCCATAAACTGCGATGTTGCATCGCTGCAATAATTGCCGTGCCATCAATGTTTAATGGATCTTTACGATAATAAGTGCCCGGATCGGTTGTGCATTTGAATTGCAACAATTGCCAATTACCGTTCACTTGAAAAAGCGCACACATCACATCGTTAAAAGTGTTGGCTCTGGTGTTCTTGTGACGAACACCAATCAAGTTGAGGTTTAGCTCACCCTCGAACACGCGATACTTGCATTGCTTCATTGCAGCTAATAAAAGTTCTACGGTAATTTTCATGATTACAAGTCTCGCGTTTCTTCGGCGGTTAGGTATGGCACACCGTTGATTTTCACAAAATCAGTTGATGTCACAATGCCTTTGATAGTGGTGGTATCTTCTTCGCCACCCTCGGCTTTGATGTTTAAAATATCGTCAAGCTGTGGTAACACGCCAAAGACTTCAATATTTTTAGCCCCCGCTGCTACTTCTGCTGTAAACGAGATATCAAAAGGCTCAATGCCTTTCCAGCTACCTGCTGTTTTGGCTTGTTCTTGCATCAACAAAAAGTTTTCGTGATCAAGTTTAAAGGTTACTTCCGCATCAACTGGACCATCGATATAACCCTTGGTGATACCACGTACTTTTTTAGCTTTACGGCCATCGGTAATTTTTACTGATGCTTCAATTACATGAACCATCTTGTCACCAATAAAGACATCAAAGTCCTTACCGCCTAATGCTTTAACTGACATAACTTATTCCTTATTCCGCTTTATCGAGCATGATGCCGATTAAAATTTCACTTGGTGAATCAATAGGCTGAACCTTAATCATCACTCGTAATTGGCGCGCATTCATAAAGGTTAAGCTGATTGAGTCGTCTTTGGGCTCATGAATTTCACCAGGGAACTTATCAGCACCAATGTTGATGCTTTTCGCCATTTCGCGCATTGGTTTACCCATCACTCGCTTACCAAAAGCAATGCCTGATAGTGAGTTGTTTAATCGACGGTTTTTGACTTGATAAATTGCAATGATGCGAACTCGACGCGCAACCTTGTCAACGATGCGGCCAGCTTCAATGGTTTGATAATCGCCACCCTCTGCATCAAGCATATTAACGTCACCAAAATAAACACCGTCAAAATCAGGGTAGAACTGAACACAGCTAAAACGAATAGCATCTAGTGCCGCAGTAACCGCACTGGTTAGCGGTGCGCCAGCACTATCAACGGGTAATGGTAAGAGTGACAACGCACCCGTTTGCACGCGCATTGGGCTATCAGCAATAGTGACTGAACGCTTACACAAACGACCAGCAACACCGCCAAGCTCATCACCAATCAGCAATGGGATAACTGCAACACGATCACCAACAACACCATCGATTAACGGGGTCAGTGCTGTTAAATGGTCGCTCCAAGTTTGTGCCCCAACGCCTGATGGAATTGCACCAGGTGCGGCCAATAAAAATCTAATTCGACGGGCGTGTGAAGATAAAACTTCTAGCGCTTTTGCTTGATAACTTTCCACTTCTGCTTTGCCCGTTACTGGTGTTGTAATAACAATGATTTCTGGGCTGATGTTTTGATCCATCGCCTTATCAATCAAGGCCAAAATGTCATCACCTTGGGTGATTGGAATCGCCCAACCAGAAACTAAATCATCACCATTACGAACCCATGATTTTAATTGAGTTTTTAACGCTGAATCGCTCGCTGAAATTAACGCATCCAAATCAGATTGCGCATTAATTGCAACAATACTGCCTAGATTACTGGTGCCAACGCCAATGAATAAAACAGAGCGTTCAACTTC